TTGAGTTATGATAAATGACAGATATATAGATTTGCTAAAGGATAAATATAAAGAATCATATTCTTGGTATAAAGAAAATAAATTGTTGCCGGCATTTAGTTCTCATCAACCTGTATTGATTCATTTATTGAACACTATTAAAGAAGGAAAGGTTCTTGAATTTGGTATGGGCTATCATAGCACACCAATTATGAGTTTAATTTGTGGGATGCAAAATAGAGAATTATTATCTATTGAAACAAATCAAGAATGGTATGATTTGTTTTTGAATTATGAAGGGGGAATTCATAAAATATTATTTATAAATGAAATAGAGTTAAGTAAGTGGGATCATAAATTGTTTGAAAATAAATATTCTGTGGCTTTTATTGATGGGTCACCTGCAGAATTGCGTCAATCTTTTCTTGAGAAAATTAAAAATACTGCTAATTATATCATAGTGCATGATACTGAGTGTATTGTTCAAGGAATAAAAAATTGTTATGCTTATGATTTTTCAATGTTTAAGTATGTGTTTCATTTTAAGTCAAACCCTCCAATGACCAGTTTGATATCTAATTTAGATAAAATTGATAAAAATGTATTAAGTATTTTTCAAAATGAGTAATTATAAACATACAGTTATTTTGGTATTGAGAAGTGGTAAGGAGTTCTCATTTCAAGATGTGGAATTGATTGCTCGACATATTCATGGTAAGTGGCAATCAGTTATTCGTCCACGTATTATTTGCTTATGGGATAAGGCAAGTACTCAATACAATTTAGGTAACATTGAATTTATTCCTTTAAATAATGATTGGCCTGGTACTTGGTCAAGAATGCAATTGTATAGTCCAGAAATGGAAAAGTACAGACCTTTTTTGTATGTTGATTTGGATACTATTATATATAATTCATTAGAGCGTATATTTGATTTAATAAAGGATCCAACTCAATTTATTACACTTGAGGACTTTTGGCAGAAAGGGCAGTTAGCAACAGGGTTAGTGTGGTTTCCTGCTAATTCAATGAAAATAAATACTGTTTGGGGAGAGTGGACGAAATGGGGAAAAACACATCCTTCTCGCATGGATTATTTTTTAAGAAAAACAATAACTCCCGATATTTTTTGGCAGCAATTAACGGATACAATATATGATTTTAAACCAAAGCAAGGCGTTTTTCTTACAAGCATTCTACCAACTGCTAATTTAGTATGCTTTCATGGGAAGCCTCGTATTCATGACGCGGTAGAAAAAGTTCGTTGGGTAGAAGAGTATGTAAGACAAAGTTATAAATTTGATAAAAAGAAAGTGACTGTTATTATACCATACAATAAAGATCGTGGTTGGTTACGAGAGGCTATTAATAGTGTTCCCAAAGAGGCTCAGCTTATTTTAAGTCAAGGAAATGGTAACTGGCCAGAAAATTTTAATAAGGCGTTAAGTCAGGCTGAAGGTGGTTATATAAAGTATTTACATGAGGATGATATGCTAACATCTAATTGTATTCAGGATTCAGTCAGGGCAATTGAAGAACAGAATGCAGATTTTATACATGGTAACGCAATTGAGTTTCATGTTGATTTTAATAAGACAAAATTTTATCGTCCACGTATTCCTCATCCAACGATTGAAGACTTACTTAAAAGAAATTATTTGCATAGTGCTACGTTAATGTATCGTAGAGAGGTATTTGATAGAGTTGGGGTATTTAATGAGTCTTTGAATACAGCAGAGGAATATGAGTTTAGTATGCGGTGCTTAAAGGCTGGGTTAAAATTAGGGTATTGTGATTCTACATTGGCATATTACCGAAGGCATCCAGAACAAAAGATTAGGGTGGTTTCTAATGTTGAAAAAATGGTTGAAAGAGAACAAGTTAGAGCTATATATCAATGATTGAACGTCCTCCAATATTAATAACAGGTGTTGCACGAAGTGGAGCAGGTATGATAGCAGGAGTTATCAATATATGTGGAGCTTTTGGTGGTATTATGACTAATAAGAAGGGGTTATTTGAAAATGATAAGATTCGTGAAACTATTGTTAAACCATATCTGGGTCGTGCAAGATTTGATATGCAGGGACAATATCCGTTACCAGGTGCTTGTTTGTCTCTTCCGACTGATTGGAATAGACAAGTGCAAAAGGTAGTAATTGATGAAGGGTATGATAATGGTCCTTGGATGTATAAAGATGCAAGGACTGCGTTGATATGGCCTGTATGGCATTATGCTTTTCCAGATGCGAAGTGGATTATAGTTCGTAGGCGTACGGGGGATATAATACAATCTTGTTTGAAGACAGATTATATGCAAGCGTTTAAGGCATTGAGGCCTCGGAGGGCAATAAATGTATTAAAAGAAGAGGAAGGCTGGCTTTGGTGGGTTCATCAGTATGAAAAGAAGTTTGTTGAAATAATAACAGAAGGAGTTAATTGCAAAGTAATTTGGCCGGAGAGGATGATGCATGGGGACTATCAACAATTATATGAAACTTTGGAGTGGTTAGGATTACCTTGGAAAACAGAAGCCTTATCATTTATTGATCCGTTATTATGGAGTAGTCGTAAAAAAGAAAGGAGGTAATATAATGGCAATAAGAGTTACAGCAGTAGAAGTCAAAGAAATTATGGATAATTGCACGGTCATTGATTCTGTGGTTGATAATTTCATTATAACAGCAAGTGCTTTGGTTGATAAGATATTTATTGGGGATCTATCAATAACGGCTGTTTTATTGAAGGAAATAGAAAAGTGGCTTACCGCTCACTTGCTGGCTTCCACATTGAGCAGAACAACCAGTCAGGAACAGATTGGAGATGTATCTGTTAAATATACAGGTTTCTGGAAGGAGGGTTTATCCTCTACGTCATACGGGCAAATGGTATTAATCTTGGATACTTCAGGTAAGATGGCTAAAGCAGGTAAGATGGGAGCAAGTATGATGGCAGTTAAAAGTTTTGAAGACTGAGAATAGAGGCATTTGTGAGGTTTTACTACTTAATTGTATAAAAGTATTATTAAAGGGGAGAAAATAGTTTAAACGGCAGCAAAACATGGGAATATCTAATTTTATAGGACGTGCTTGTACCCAAACGGTAGTTTATTGGGGAAATCCTCGAGGAGATGGTTATGGAGGTAAAATCTTTGATGATCCTATTGAATTAAAACCGCCGGATAATGGAGTTCGATGGGAAGATAAGATTCAAGTCGTTACAGAAGATAATGGAGTGATGTATATTTCCAGGGCAGTTGTTTTCCTAATTCAGGATGTGGATATTGAAGGCTGTCTGTATTTAGGAACATTGAGTGACTTGGATGATTATTTGGAGAGTAGTGCAGGGACATATATTGACCCCGCTGATGTGGATGGTGTTTGTATTATTAAAAGGTTTGAGAAGACACCTGCAATTGGTTCCACAACAGAATTCTTGAGAAAAGCGTTTTTAACACCTTGGTTAACATAATAAAGTGAAATGGCCTTTGTAAGTGAAATAAAAGGATTTGATAAGGTAATGGCTAATCTTAACAGAGAGATTCAACTCATTAAGGGGAGAAGTATGAAAGGATTGATTATGGCAGCCAAATTGATTCGTGATGATACGGAGAAAACTCCTCCTTTGACTCCACTTGATTTAGGTAATTTACGGGCGTCTTGGTTTGTCGTAACTGCAAAGTCAATTCCAGTTGGTAAGTCAGGAAATTTTGAAGGAGAGAAGTCAGGAAATTTTGAAGGAGAGAAGTCAGGAAATTTTGAAGGAGAGAAGTCAGGAAAGATGGCAACAGAACATATTTCTACCATTGCTGAAGCCCAAGGAATGGCGGCTGCAAGCACAAAAGAAATGCCATTCTTAATAATGGGTTACAGTGCTAATTATGCTTTATGGGTGCATGAGATGATCCATGCTACTTTCAATCCTCCAAGGAAAGATGAGAGTAAGGGAAAGCGTCGTCGTGAAGGTGCTGGTCCTAAATGGTTTGAAGCATCAGTTAAACGAAATAAAGATAAGGTATTACGAGTGATTAAAGATAATGCTCAAATAAAAGGATAGAAAATGAATAATCCAAGTACAGATATAAAAGATAGGTTGGTATTGGAAAGTTCCTTAGGATTGGAATTTAATGATAATTTATTTATTGGTAAAGAATTAGCAAAACCAACGGATTGTATAACTATATTTGACACGTATGGTTTTCCACCTGATCTTGGATTAACACACCAAGGTTATGAACGACCATCCATACAGATAAGAGTAAGAAATAAGCATTATCAAGTAGGATTGACTTTGGCTTATGATATAAAGAACCTGTTGCA